AACGGGCAGGCAATGTCCCCCGAGTCCCAAGCCATCGCCCGCTACCGCGAGATCAAAGGGCCTAAGTCAGTGGTTAGGATGGAAGCAGCACTTCGCACAGCCGGGGTGCCACTGCCCAAGAACGAACCAGTGGCGTACATTCAGAAACTTGTTGATCTGGCGCATCGGAGGAATTAAATGCCTAACCACCTAGCGCCAAAGTCTAAAAATCACCTATCGCCAGCTTGGACGCGCAAGGAAGGTAAAAGCCCCTCGGGTGGCCTCAACGCCAAAGGTCGCGCAAGTGCCAAGGCGCAAGGGCACAACCTAAAGGCCCCACAGCCGGGCGGCGGCGCTAGGAAAGATTCGTTCTGTGCCCGAATGGGCGGGATGAAAAAGAAACTGACCAGTGCCAAGACTGCCAACGACCCTAACAGTAGAATCAATTTAGCTCTTAAAAAGTGGAAATGCTGACATGACCAAACCCGGACTCTACGCAAACATCAACGCCAAACAAGACCGTATCAAAGCCGGCAGCGGAGAAAAGATGCGCAAGCCTGGCGTCGAAGGTGCGCCAACAGCTAAGGCATTTAAAGAATCAGCAAAGACGGCTAAGAAGAAGTAGTAGCGAAGCCCCCAAGCGCGCAAACGCTTGGAGGCTCCTAACCATTAACGAAGGAATCTCGCCAATGTCTAAGCCAATTTTAACCCAAGAACGCTTGAAAGAACTACTTAGCTACAATCCCGAGACGGGGGTGTTTGTGTGGTTAAAGAAACCGTCCCCGCAAGTTAATATTGGCAATGTAGCTGGATGTACCCACCCATCCGGCTATTGTTACATTAAAATTAATCGCAAAATGTATCCTTCCCACCGGCTAGCATGGCTTTACATGGCGGGCACTTTCCCGCCCGATGAAACTGACCATATTAATAGAGACAAAACAGACAACCGTTTTGCAAATTTGCGCGCTGTGACAAAAAGCGAAAACCAACACAACGCAGGCAAATACAAATGCAACAAATCCGGTTACAGAGGCGTTTGCTACGACAAAGCAAACAAAAATTGGCGTGCTCAAATAGTGTTAAATAACGTTCACAAATACATTGGCCGTTTCTCCACCCCCGAAGAAGCTAGCGCCGCCTACCTAGCTGCTCAAAAAATTTATCACCCCACCTGTCCCGGCCTCTAAATGCAAAAGCCCATCTATTCCGCCGCCGACGAGCAGACCCTGATGTCACGCATCTGGTCACCGCAAGTCAAGGATGATCCGGAAGCGTTTGTGTTGTTCTCGTTCCCTTGGGGCCAGAAAAACACCCCGCTGGAAAAGTTCAGCGGCCCGCGGGCGTGGCAGCGCGAACTGCTGCGCGACCTAAAGGCGCATATCAAAAAGAACAACGGGGCGCTGGAAATGGACACCCTGCGCTCGGCCATTGCCTCGGGCCGCGGCATTGGTAAATCTGCCATGGTGAGTTGGTTAATTCTGTGGATGCTGTCCACCCGCATCGGGTCAAGCGTGGTAGTCAGCGCCAACTCCGAGGCCCAGCTACGATCTGTCACCTGGGGCGAGTTGGCGAAATGGTCAGCCATGCTAATTAACTCCCATTGGTGGGAGATTAGCGCGACCAAACTGGTGCCTGCCGTGTGGCTCACGGAACTGGTCGAGCGTGACCTAAAGCTTGGTACGCGCTACTGGGCCGCCGAGGGCAAGCTGTGGAGCGCGGAAAACCCCGATTCCTACGCCGGCGTGCATAACCACCAGGGCATGTTGCTGATATTTGATGAAGCGTCCGGTATTCCTGACTCAATTTGGTCAGTTGGCAGCGGTTTCTTTACCGAAAACATCCCCGACCGCTACTGGATGGCGTTTTCAAACCCAAGACGCAATACCGGCTACTTTTTTGAGTGTTTTAACGCCAAACGCGAGTTCTGGACGACCAAGCAGGTCGATGCCCGCACGGTTGAGGACACCGACAAGGCCGTTTACGAGCAGATTATTGCGGAGTATGGCAAAGACTCCCCCGAGGCGCGGATTGAAGTCTACGGCGAGTTCCCGACCGAAGGCGAAGATCAATTCATCTCCCCCCAACTGGTCGATGACGCCTTTGCCCGAGATAAGTACAAGGATGAAACAGCCCCGCGGGTGATGGGCATCGATCCGGCCCGCGGCGGGGCCGATTCCACCGTGATTGTCGTGCGCCAGGGGCGTGACTTGCTCTCGATCAAGCGATACCACGGCGAGGACACTATGGCCATTGTCGGGCGCGTCATTGATGCGATGGAGGAGTTTAAGCCCACCATGACCGTCATTGATGAGGGCGGGTTGGGCTATGGCATCCTTGACCGGCTAAACGAGCAACGGTACAAAGTTCGCGGTGTAAACTTTGGCTGGAAAGCCAAAAACTCGATTATGTACGGCAATAAGCGCGCTGAAATCTGGGGCACAATGAAGGACTGGTTAAAGTCTGCTAGCATCTCCCAAGATAGGCAGTTAAAAGCTGATTTAACCGGCCCTATGAAAAAGCCTAATTCTGCTGGTACTATCTTTTTGGAGGGCAAGAAAGAGATGCGTTCTAGGGGTCTTGCCTCGCCGGATGCGGCTGACGCACTGGCAGTAACCTTTGCTTTCCCGGTGGCTCACCGCGAAGCTGTTGATAAACCTCGCCACATCACCATGCAGAACCGGGGTGGCGTCACTAACTCTTGGATGGGAAATTAAATGGCTAATACCAAACCGATTGGCGTCGCGTACAGCGACCAAGACATCTCCGGCGCCGACACTTTGTTGTCTAATTCCAAACTAGGCTATACCACTGCCGCGCAAGGTTCGGTAACGCAGGCGACTAGCAAAGCCACGGCTGTGACGCTGAACAAGTCTGCTGGCGCTATTACGCTGAATGGTGCGGCGCTAGCCTTTGGCGTCACTGCGTTTTTCACGTTAACCAATAGCTTTATCAGCGCCAACGACACGGTAATTTTGACTATTTCGTCTGGCGCTACGCAGTCGGCCTACAACGTGTGGATTGGTTCGCTAGCCGCCGGGTCGTGCACCATCAACATCAAAAACATTACTGCGGCTACTAATTTAAGTGAAGCCGTGGTTCTTAATTTCGCGATCATTCACTGCGATTAAGTGAAAGACATTCTGGAAACTGCCCGCCATCGCATGACGATGGCGATTGCGGCTTACTCGGAGTCTCGTGAAAACGAGCTAGACGATCTGCGGTTCTCCGCAGGCTCACCGGATAACCGCTGGCAGTGGCCGGCTGATGTGCTCTCAACCCGCGGCTCTGTGCAAGGCCAGACGCTCAACGCACGCCCGTGCCTGACCATCAATAAACTGCCGCAGCACATCAAGCAGGTCACCAACGACCAGCGCCAGAACCGCCCCGCGGGTAAGGTCATCCCGGCTGATGATAAAGCCGACATCGATGTGGCTGAGATATTTGACGGGCTGGTGCGGCATATTGAGTACATCTCGGATGCAGACGTGGCCTATGACACCGCCTGCGAGAATCAGGTGACCTACGGCGAGGGGTACATCCGGCTCTACACCGATTATTGCGATGATGATTCGTTCGATCAGGACATCCGCATTGGCAGGGTTCGAAATTCGTTTAGCGTCTACATGGATCCAACAATCCAAGACCCTTGCGGCTCCGATGCCGAGTGGTGCTTCATCACCGAGGACATCCTAAAAGACGAGTACGAACGCGAATATCCCAACGCCAAGCCTATCTCATCCCTGCTGGCGCAAGGTGTCGGCGACCAATCGGTCAGCCAATGGATTAACGAAGACACCATCCGCGTTGCCGAGTACTTTCACGCGGAATACGAGAAAACCACCCTAAATCTGTATCAGAACGGCGAGTCCTATTACGCAGACTCGCCCGAAGTCGCTCAACTGGCGCAGATGGGCTTGCAGCCTACCAAAACCCGCAAGGTCAATCGCCGCAAGATTAAGTGGTGCAAGATTAACGGCTTTGAAGTGCTCGACGAGAAAGAATGGGCGGGCAAATGGATTCCCGTAATTCGAGTGGTCGGCAACGAATTTGAAGTAGATGGCCGCATGTTCGTGAGCGGCATCGTGCGAAACGCCAAAGATGCCCAGCGCATGTACAATTATTGGGTTAGCCAAGAGGCTGAAATGCTAGCCCTGGCGCCCAAAGCCCCGTTTGTGGGCTACGGTGGCCAGTTCGAAGGCTACGAGATGCAGTGGAAAACGGCCAACACCAACAATTGGCCCTACCTCGAAGTAAACCCTGATGTAACCGACGGTCAGGGCGGTGTCCTGCCGCTCCCGCAGCGTTCGCAGCCACCGATGGCGCAGAACGGACTGATTGCCGCCAAGATGGGCGCGTCCGACGACATCAAAGCCACCACGGGGCAGTACGATTCAAGCCTCGGGCAAACGTCGAATGAACGTTCAGGCAAGGCCATACTGGCACGGGAGCGGCAGGGCGACACGGGCACCTATCACTATGTGGATAACCTTGCCCGCGCCGTGAGGTATGTGACGCGGCAAATTGTTGACCTCATCCCCAAAATTTACGACACCCAGCGCATCGCGCAGATTGTTGGGCTGGAAGGCGATTCTAAATCGGTCAAGTTGGACAATAGCCAGCAAGAGCCGGTGCGCGAAGTCATGAACGAAGAAGGCATCGTGCTGGAGCGCATCTACAACCCCTCGGTGGGCAAGTACGACGTGCGGGTGACCACCGGCCCCAGTTACATGACCAAGCGCCAAGAAGCGATGGAAGCAATGTCGCAGATTCTCCAAGGCAACCCGCAATTGTGGGCGGTGGCTGGTGACTTGTTCATCAAGAACATGGATTGGCCCGGCGCGCAGGAAATGGCTAAGCGTTTTGCCAAGACCATTGACCCGAAGTTGCTGGGAGATGACGACAAATCGCCGGAGTTACAAGCGGCTGAGCAGCAAATGCAGGCGATGGGTCAGGAACTCGACCAAATGCACGCCATGCTGAAGAACGTCAGCCAATCGATGGAAGCGCAAGAACTCAAGATCAAAGAGTACGACGCTGAGACTAAACGCATCAGCGCAACGATGGCCGGCATGACCCCCGAACAAATTCAAGACATTGTGATGGGCACGATCCACGCGGCAATGGAATCGGGCGAGTTAAGCTCGCCAATGCAACAGCCAGAAATGCAGCCAGAAATGATGCAAGAGCCAGCACCCCCGCAATTTTGAGGTGACCCATGCCTTCCGCCGTTTATGCTAAATACACCGCTGCCATTGAGCCATTGCTGGAAGGCATGAACTCCGGCACGGATGCGTGGAAAGTGGCACTGGCTGCTACGATCAACGCCGCCGACACCACTTTTACCGCGGGCACAACTGACCTAGCGACCGCTGGCGGCTACACCGCGGGCGGCAACGCAACGGCTACCACCTCAGCCAGCCAGACCGCCGGTACTTATAAGCTGGTGCTGGCAAGCCCCGCAGTGTTTACGGCCACCGGCGCTGGCTTCACGTTTCGCTATGCCATTCTGTGGAACAGCACAACCAGTCAGCCGGTGGCTTACTGGGACTATGGCTCTAGCCAAGTGGTCGCTGCTGCCGAGACTGTCACCGTCACACTGGACGCCAGTACTGGCGTATTCACCGCGACCTAATGGACGTTTATCTGGTAGATCCCGCGACTAACGCAATTTACAACTGCGTCTTTATTATGTCGCTAGAGTACGCCCGCGAGTTGTACCCAGAGTTTAGTTGCTACGAGCGCACGGCAAGCAACGCATACCTAAACATCGGCGACCAATACCATGATTAACGTCTTAACTACCGCCGACCTGCTGACCGTCATTACCAGCGTCGCAGGGGCAATCTCGGTTCACGCCTCCTACGTTGACCTAAATGGCACGACGGTTACGCCGGGGCGCACGAATACCGCATCAATTACGACGGCCACCACCACCACGGTGGTTGCATCACCCGGCGCTAGCACCTACCGCAACGTCAAGTTTCTGAGCATCACCAACACCTCGGCGACCATCCAGAACACGGTAACGGTCAACCACACCGACGGCACCACCGTTGAAAAACTGACCAGCGCGCTGCTCGGCACGGGCGAGACTTTGCTGTACGCCGAAGGCGCGGGATGGCAGCGGCTTAATAATTCAGGCACGCCAATCACGGCAGGCACCGCAGCGCCGGTGGATATTCAGACTTTCACCTCCTCCGCCACTCCTTGGACTAAACCCACTACCTTCACGCCAACAACAGTGCTCGTTCACATGTGGGGGCAAGGCGGCGGCGGTGGAGCGGGAGCAAGTTTGGCAACCGCAATTGCTGCTAAAGGCGGTGGCGGCGGCGGCGGGGGTGCGTACATCACGCAACAATTCGCAGCATCCGAACTGGGCGCAACCGAATCAATTAGTATTTCAACGGTTAGCAACGGCGGCGTTCCGGGCATAGCAGGTGCTTTAGGTGGCGACGGCACGGCAGGCGCTAACACAACTTTTGGCACCACGGCAATTCTTACTGCTTTTGGCGGCGGCGGGGGGCGAGGCGGGGCAATCAGCGCAGCAGTAACGGGCGGCGGTGGCGGCGGTGGTGTTGGCGGCGTGGGCGGCGTTGGAACCGCTGCCGTGGGTGGCCCCGGCGGGTTACCTACCGCCGCAACTAATGGCGCGGGCGGGCAGGGCGTGACTGGCACGGCGTCTGTCGTTACGACAGCCAATGCCGAGCGCGGTGGGGCTGGTGGAGCGGGACAAATTGGCGTTGCTGTTGCTGCAAGTGTAGGCGGCAGTTCGCTATTTGGTGGTGGCGGCGGCGGAAATGGCGGGAACCATGATATAACCCCACAAATCGTTGCGGCAGGTGCTGGCGGCGCTGGCAATTCATATACGGCAGGCGGTGGCGGCGCAGCAGGCACTAGCGGTGCCGTGCCTACGGCAGGTGGCGTTGGCACAGCGGGCACCAGCTATCGTGGCGGTGGCGGCGGTGGCGGTGGCGGCACAACGGTCGCGGCCAGCACTAACGGTCAACCCGGTGGAAATGGGGGGTTGTGCGGAGGCGGCGGCGGTGGCGGCGGTGTGGGGCAAAACCCCGGGCTTGGTGGCGCTGGAGGCGCTGGCGGCCCCGGCTACGTTGTGGTTATTAGCTGGTGATTAACCTTACTTCCACCGACTCGCTAACGCTAGGCACGTCTGCGGCGGGCGCTATCAGCGCGCATGTCAGTTGGGTAGATCAGAGCGGCACCACATTTACGCCCGGACGCACTAATACTGCGTCGATCACAACGATAGCAACCACGACAATTCTTGCCGCGCCAGCGGCTAGCACGCAGCGGAATGCCAAGTTTATTAGCCTGTTCAATACGCACGCCAGCGTGACCAATACGCTAACGTTGAAACATACCGACGGCACAAACCTAATCACGCTGCTGACAATCACCCTCGCGGCAGGCGAATCCGTTTCGTGGACTGAAGGACGCGGGTGGACGCGGTTCAATAGCAACGGCATCCCCGTCATTCTTGGCAACACCGGCCCCGTAGACGTGCAGCCATTTCCAACGTCCGGCACATGGACTAAACCCACCGCGTTCGTGCCCACCCAAGTCCTAGTTAAAATTTGGGGGCCGGGCGGTGGCGGCGGCGGCGGCGGCAGCGTTGTGTTTACGACGGCCTGCAAAGGCGGCGCGGGTGGCGGCGGCGGGGCTTGCGCTGTTAAATATTTTTTAGCCTCTGAGTTAGCCTCGACAGTAGTTGTCACGCTAGGAGCGGGCGGATCTAGCGGCATTGGCAACCTATCCGCTGCGGGCAACGCAGGCGGCAACGGCACGGTGTCTACTTTTGGTGCGCTTTTGTCGGCATTTGACGGCGGGGGTGGTGGGGGTGGGCAAATATCGGGAGCAACAACTACCAGCGGTGGCGGCGGGGGAACAGCTAGTGCTGCGGCTACCCCTACGGCGGGGCTACCATCCGGCGGGTTTGATGGTGGCGGGGCTAGCGGATCTACTTCAGGCGCCGCTGCAATTTTTACGGAATTTGGTGGCTGCTCTGGAATTGGTGGCCAATCGACTGGCATTGGTTTATCAACGCTTAGCCTTTTCGGCGGCTCCGGCGGCGGTAATGCTGGGTATCGAGTAGCCAGCGGGCAAGCAAATGGCCCCGGCCTTACAACTGGTGCTGGCGGCAGATTCCCCGGCGGCTCAGGCATTACCGGCACTGTGCCAACCGCAGGCGCTGCTGGCGCTCCGGCCAACTCCATCTGGGGCGGCTCAGGCGGTGGCGCTGGCGGTAACAGCAACAACACGGCAATTAACGGTGGGGCTGGCGGTGCTGGCGGTTTAGGCGGTGGCGGCGGCGGTGGCGGCGGGCTAACGATTGCTGGCAATACCGGCGGTGCAGGCGGGGCAGGTGGCGCTGGCTACTGCGTTGTGATTTCTTGGTAGGTGGCTCGCGCAGGGGCATTTGACCCAAACTTAGTCCCCGCTGGCTGGTACGACGAAAGTGCAGTAGTCGAGGGGTTCTTCGACGGCGACTTTATCCCGTTCCCCGCTAGCGGCGCATATGTCATTACGGCGCTGGTCGGCACCTATGCGATAACCGGTCAAAACGCCACCATACTGCGTTCTAAGGCGCTGTTACCTTTAGTCGGCACCTATGCACTTACAGGGCAGAATGCCACCATATTGCGCAGCAAGGCATTATTGCCGCTGGTCGGCACTTACAGTATAAATGGGCAGCCCGCTATATTGACTTGGTCAGGCACGCCAACTCCTGTAGCAATCTTGCAGGACTACATCGAACTCAGGTCATTTACGGAAAAAAGGGGATTTTACTAATGGCACTCACACTCAAAGCAATCACCACTCGGCTGGGTTATCAGCAGATAACCACGCTTAGCTCATCTGTCGGCCTGACCGTGCCATCGCAAGACGTGCAGGGGCTTAGCTGCCGGCCGACCATTGCGATTATTACGCCCGAGACTCAGGCGGTGCGCTGGCGCGATGATGGCGTGGCGCCAACCGCCAGCGTGGGAATGCCGCTTGCCGCGGGAGTCACACTGCAATATGACGGCGATCTAACAAAGATTTTCTTTTTTGAGCAAGCGGCCAGCGCAAAGCTCAACATCACTTATTACGCTTGAGGGCCGACACATGAACATTACCAACGACGGCGCAGCACAGACCGACTACATCACCTATTTTACCAAGCAGCTACCGCAAGACTTGGCCAATATGGCGGCTTTGCGCGACGAGCTGGCGCTACGCCAGGGCGCGTTATCGGCGGTCGAGGATTCAACCCGCCTGCGTGCTGAAGCCGCAGCCTTGCTGGCGTCAACCAAGGACGAATGCGCGGCCCTAAAAGCTGACGCGCAGGTCAATAATTCTGCGGCGTTGGCTAAAAAGAAGCTGCAAGACGCCCGCGAGGCTGACTTAGACGCTCGCGAAGCAAAGTCTTTCCAAGCCATTGCCGATACTCAAGCCGGACTAACTTCGCAGGCGTTGTCGCTGGGCAAAGTGGAAGCGGCGCTTATTGCCCGCGAAGGCAAACTGGAAGAAGGGTTGGCGGTATTAGCTGCCGGAAAGGCTGACCTTGACGCTCGCGTC